ATGCACGCCCCCCATTCCTTCCTCATGAACACGCTGCTCTGGCGAGTAGCTGGCAAAGGCGCCTGGTTGCCGGGCCAAGACCCACGCGACCCCGAGCAAAGCCCGGCCGGTAAAGCCCCCATCTACCTACGCATCACCCTGGCGGGCCGCGCCAACCTGGCGACGGGCGTGTGGGCCACCGAAGCCGAGTGGAACGTGGACGCCCACGAGCTGCGCGGCAAGTCCGACGCGGTGAAGCTCGACAACGCGGGCCTCAAGGATTGGGTGAACCGCGCCAACAGCGCCTACCTGACCCAAAAGGCCCTCAACGACAGCCCCGACACGCCGCCCGAGCTGAAGCGGCCCCTGACGGCGCAAACCATCAAGCTGCTGCTCTCACCCAAGCTCTCGAGCCGGTTGGAACTGCTCGACCTCTACCGCGCCTTCATTGCCCAGCAGGAGAAACCCGAGCTGCGCATGGCGGCCAAAACCCTGCAGGGCTACCGCGCCCGCCTCGGCAAGCTCGAAACCTACCTGCTCTACCTGCGCCGCCCGAAGCTGCTGGCCACCGAAGTCACGCTGCCGTGGGTGCGCAAGTACGAAGAGTGGTGCGTCAACAGCCTCAAGCACGACCCGAGCACGGCCCGCAAGCACGTCAACACGCTCCAGCAGGTGATGAGCCACGGCGCCCACGAAGGCCACTACCCGGCCTCGCCCATCACCGACTACGACTTCCAGTACTGCAAGGAGCCCGCCGATCCGGACTTCCTGCCCGAAGCCGACGTGGCCAAGCTCCAGCAAGCGGAACTGGCCACCCGCACCCTCAACGAAGTGGTCGATGCGTGGCTCTTCTGCTGCTACTCGGGCCTCTCCTATATTGAGTACTACCGCTTCGACCCCGCCGAGCACCTGCACACCGACCTGCAGGGGCGGCGCTGGCTGCGCATCGTGCGCCAAAAAAAGCGGTGGTACTACAACGAGCCGGTGTCCATTCCGCTCTATGCGTTTCCGGAACTGCTGGCTTTGCTGGAGCGCAACAAGTACCAGCTGCGCAAGTTCAGCAACAAGTACTTCAACGAAACGCTCAAGCAGGTGTCGGCCATTCTGGAGCTGAGCAAGCCCTTGACCGTGGGCCTGGCCCGCCACACGGCCTCGCACCGCATGCGCAACGTGCACGGCCTGCCCGACGAGACGGTGGCCGACATCTGCGGGCACAGCGTCAAGATGATGAACCGCCACTACTCGCGCAAGCGGGAGGAAAGCATTGCCCTGGCGGTCGAAAAGCTGGCGCCCCCGGCCAAGTCCATCGAGGAGCAATACCAAGAAGCGTTGGCCAATGCCGAGCGGTTGCGCGAACAACTCAAGCAGACGGGCATTGTGGCCAGCAAACCGCTGATCAGCCCCGACGCTCTGCCGCCGATGCCGGATCACAACGGCGTGGTGCACCGCTTCACCGGCCCGGCCCCCAACCAGGAATTTACCTTAGCCAAACAGCCGGCCCTCAAAGCAACCGGCACCACCCCGACCGCCTAACGCCCCCGAACACACCTGTAAGCTGCGCCGATTACTACTACGCCACCGTTGCCGCGGACCGATGCCCAGCCCCAGCGCTGGGTTTTCCTTTATATAGAGGGGCACCAGTCCTTCGAATGTCGTTATGAAGACCGCTCGTAGCCACCGCATGCAGGAACGCGCCTCGCTTCGGCGCCATTACGTAGACCCCTACTTGTTCACCAGCGGCTACTTTGCGTCCCGCGGGGAGCACCGCCGGCTTATGTGCTCGATTGCCGAGCGTATCAAGTCGGGCGAAATCAAACCCAACGCGGCAGACCTAAGCATTTACGGCTGAGCTCTACCTTTGCCCCTATGAGCTACACCCGCCCCGTACCCGCTACCGTGACCGACGCGCTGCAGAGTTTGCACACCTACAACTTCAGCCGCGGCATTCACAAGGAAGTGAAACTGGCCGATGGCACCGTGGCCGTGTTCGTGCGCGGGTGCGTGTCGGAGCCGTGGCGGGAGAAGAGCGGGCGGGCGTAACGCAAAACGCCCCGCTTCCGAAGAGGCGAGGCGTTTAGAAGTGCAGCGTGGCGTCCGCGTGGGCCGCTCCCTTAGTTGCCCGGCTTTCCCGGGGGTCTTCCTTGCGGAATTGCTGGCTAACATCGGCTGCCCGGTACTTAAACCGGTTGTATTGGGCTCCCTCCGCATTGCCAGGGAACATACGCGTCAGCCTTTGAAGAAACCAAATATACGCAAAAAGCGGGCTCCCAGCTACCGCTTCATGGCTTCCACCCGCTGCCGTTCGGCCTGCAGCGCCGCCCGCTCTTCGTCTTCGGCGGAAGCGGAACAGCCGCGCACCAGGGCGAAGGCAAACGCCAGCACCAGCAGGCCGACGAACCAGGACGTGGCGGTGTGCGCCCACTCGGGGGCGTGCTCAAAGAGGCGCGAGAGGCCCAGGCGTTTGCTCATGCCGGAAGATACGGGAGGGGTGGGCTAAGATGCCAGTACTTCGCGCGCGCCGGTGGCACACGTCAGGTTGTTGGCGCATTTGGAACAGGCCGCGTGTTCAGGCGACTCAAATGACACCCACACCAGTTGGTCGGTGCTGCGCATGGGCGTCATGGGCGCAATCATAGCCGACCATCCCGTGGCTTGCAAGGTCTGACCGAACAGCGTTACCGGTCCGGCTATCAAGTCAGCCACATGCGGCAGCACGTATTCGCGCCACAGGCGAATCGGTATGCCCACCTTGAAGCCGTAGAAACCCGTTAGGTTGTTGTAGTATTCCGACGGCACCACGGCGTACTTGGGTTCGGCAATCAGATTAGACCGGTACCCGTCGCCGGCGGGCGCAGTCATTAGAACGGTGTCTAGGCTCAGCATCTTACAGGGCCCGGTACGGGCGTTCGCGGTGGAACTTGGCGAGGCGGGCGGCGGTGTAGGAGTATTCGATAAAGCGAAACTGCTGCAAGCCCGCCCGCGAAAACACCGGCATTTCGCCGTACAGGTCGAAGTATTCAAGGCGTTCCAAGTCGCTCATTCGTATTTGGTGCTTAAGTATTCGCTTACCGCTTCGGCCAACACGCTGAACGCCTTCCGGTCGTCGTAGCCGCTCAGGTGCTCGGCTTCGGTTAAGGCCGCGCGAAGGACTTTCACGGCTTCGTTGTCGGTTCGCATCCCGTTCAACACCGCGCCTTGTGCCGTGCCCTCTAACACCATATCGATAATCTGCCGGTCTTCGGCTTTGGCGCAGGTGTGCGGCCCCTCTTCGATGTTACCCTGCCAACCACGGTTTAGCGGCATAATCTGGGCAAGGCGCTCGGATTCGCAGGCTAAGCAGCCTCTAAAGTGGTCAAGGTTGTTGCTCATGGCATTAAAGGTTAAGGTAGCCGGCCGGCTGCCCGTTACGCAGTATCTCGTTTTCGCGGTTCAGCTCGCAGATGCGCCCTTGCTTGACAAGGTTCGCCCGGCTCAATTCTTCGCAATAGGCAGCACCCTCCGCTATCTGCTCTTGCAGGCTGCGGATATAGCTGAGGGTAAAAGCCATTGGCTCGGTACCCCATGTGCCCCAATCGAAAACCGAGTTCTTAGGTTGACAACATAGCCACAACTCATAGAAAGCCGCGCAAAGAGCTTTCTCGCGCTCCGTTTCGCTGTCAAGCTGGCTAAGCAGTTCTTCGTCTGTCATGGACACAAGCCGTGCGCGTTCGGCGGCGGCCCGTTGACGGCGGGCTTCTTGCTGGGCTTGCTCGGTAGCTTCTTTCAGGATGCGGTCGGCTTTCGCGCCTTTCAGCTTGCCCTGCAACGCCTTGCTAACCGCTTGCTTGGATACCCCTACTTGCTTGGCAATGCGCGTCTGGGCGCCGGAAGGCAGTAGGTTGGTTATCTCTTCGTTAGTCATATGCTAATATACGTAGTATTTGTCGCAATAATCATCTGTTTGTCAAGTATTTATCCACAATATACCGCCTTTTTATCCACACAAAAGCGCCCGCCGGACTGCTCCAACGGACGCTCTGCCGGGCCACCGCTCCTGAGGTTGCCGCCTCGGTGGCCCAAGACCGGGTGTTAGTATTTGCGGTGCAGCCGCGTGGCGCGTACCATGTCGCGGAAGTCGGTGTAGAACTCGCCCCGCACGATCTGTACATCGGCCATGGTTTTACCTGGCAGACGGTACTTCAGCATGCTCTCGGTGGCCTCCACCAAGTCACTGAATACTTCGTCTTCGGTGCTGCCTTGGGCCACCACGCCGGCCATTTCCAACAGGCACCCGACAATCACGCCGGGCGTTTCGCCCGCAACCATGGCGGTGGTGAGGATGATGGGCTCGTTCATTGTTTGATGCGGTACCAGCCCGCGTGTTTGCGGCGTTTCGTCTTTACAGCCATACCAGGGCAAGAACCAAGTGAATCAGATACAACCCCGCCCCGATGCCCAGGGAGAGGCGCAGGTAGCGGCGCAGCACGCAGTCGGCTTTCAAATACCAAAAGCGCATGCGCGTGTCGGCGTCCGCGCCCTTCATGGGGAAGTCCCGCCGCACCTTGTCGGCAATGAAGCGGTCGAAGCGGCTGGCAAACGTGGCAAAGCTCACGTAGTAGGCCGGCAAGCCCCGCGCCCGGTTCAGGCCGGTGTTGAAGCGGTAGCCGAACCACACGGCCCCCGCCACCAGCAGCGCCCACGCGCTCAGCCCACAGGAGAGCCAGTGCCCCCACGCCGGCAGCGAGGCTCCGCTGGCCACGAGCACGGCCACGGCGGCGCGCAGGGTGAAGCGTTGCCGGTGGAAGGTATCGTGCAGGCTGTCTTTCGCCCCGTCGCGTTGGATGCGCCGGGCGTTGTAGCCGATTTCCCACTCCGTCAGCAGCCCGAACAGGGCCAAGGCGACGACGTGGGCAAGAAGCAGGGCTATCATTTCGCAGGCAGCAACGGGGCAATCAACCACAGCGTCGCCAGCAGCCACACGGCTACCACGGCACCCCACCCGAGGCAGTACAGCAGGTGGGCCCGGTCGATGGGTTTCACCGCTTCCGGGCTTTGTCGTTCAGCGACTCGCGGCGCACGCCCCACCAGAGCCAATACACGGCAGCGGCCAACGTGCCGAAGAACAGCACGCCCGTCCATGCGTGGTGCGAGAGGCCGAGAAGGGAACGGGTCGGGAACAGCAGCACCAGCACCCAGCCGATGACGAAGCACAGGGCAATGGGAATGCCGAAGGGAGGAATGGGCAGTTTGTTCATGGCGTTGGGGTGAAAAGGGTGAGGTGATTAGGATTCAGAGACGCCAGCCGCCGTGGGGGCATTCAGCACGATGCGCCGCACGTTGGCGGGCTGGCTTACCTTCCACTTGCAGCGGCGGATATGCGTGAAGACGCTCTTGGGGAACCACGCAATGCACACCTGATTGGCCTGATTGCCCCCGAGCACAGCGTAATGGGTCTTGGTTTCCCCGACGTAGAGGCCCACATGCCCGCCACCCCCGGCGCGGTTTTTCACCACGATGTCGCCCAGCATGGCCACACCCTTGGGGGCCGGTTGGCCGAAGACCGACCAGCTTTTGGCCGCCAATGGGTCGGGCGGCAAGGCAAAACCCGCCACCTTCGCGCAATGGGCCATGAAGAGCGCACACCACGGCGTATCGTCGTTGTGGTAGTAGCTGCTGGCGCCCACCTCTTTGGCCCACGCCATAATCGTAGGGTGCGAAGACGGGCCGGCTATTTCGTGCAGGGCGAAGTGAGCCAGGGCTTCGCGCAGGATGACCGGGCCGGGTTCGGCGGCGAGGTATTCGAAGGGGTGCGGGAAGTTCATTTGTCGGGGTGTAAGCGGTCAGCAGTCGTTTCGAAGGTGAAGCCGCGCGCAATGGACTTCACGCGGGCGTACCCGAGGCCGGTGATGTGCAGCACCACCACGCGCGGGCCCGTGGCGGAGTCGAGGCGGCGGATGTCGGGCATGGCTCAGGCAATGAGGTCTTGCGCGGCCCGCTTCCGGCGCCACGCGTAAATCAGGTACAGGATGCCCACCCCACCGGCCAGGCCGAGCACCATGCCCAGCGGCCCGCTCAGCTTGGCGGCCAGGGTGGCGCGCCAATCGGGGGCTTGTTCGACGGTGGCTTTTTGCTCCAGTTGGTTGCCGTCGCCTTGTTGGGTAGCGGCGTTGCCGGTCTGGGCCGAGGTGAGGGTGGCGCTGTCGGTGGCTTGCTGGGCGCCGGCTCCGGCGGCGGCGGCCCCGGTGCCGGTGGCGGCCGTGGCTTTCTTGCCGGTCTGGCTCAGGTTGTCGACCGAGCCGTAGACGATGGTGCAGCCCTTACACTTCTGCTTGCCGGTCTTTGCCATAGCCCGGTTGAACTCGCGGGCGTTGTAGCGGCGCTGGCTGCGGTTTACCGGATTCACCGTGCGCAGAAAACGACCTACTGCTGTTGTGGGCGCGGCAGCGGGTAATTCCACGTAGTTGCCACGTATTTCCGGTGTTTGCGTGGAATTACGTGGCTTCGCGCCCACGTCCGGCGTGTGTTGCGCTTGGTGCTGGTGCGCCGTTTCGGGGTCGGAGGGTTGGGGGCGGCGGGTGCAGCTGGTACACAGGCTCAGGGCAAAGCCAATCAGGCAAGCCAGGCCGAACCACTTGAGGAAGGTTTTCATGCTATTCGGGCGCGTTGGGGGTGTCGTCTTTGGGCGGGGCGGGCGTGTCGGGGTCGCCGCTGAGCTTCTCCATGGTCTCGGCCACGATAGCCAGCAGCAATCCGCCGCCCGCCAGCCATTTGTATTCGGAGGCCAGCGCCGAGAGCGTGACGATGCCGCTGATGCCTTTCAGGGCTGCGGCGACCCGCTGCACTTGGCGCGGGGCGGGGTGGTAGAAGTTTCGCAGGGTGAAGCGCATAGCATATTATTTGAAGACTTTTTCCAGGGCCCAGTAGGCGAAGGCCATGGCCCAGCCAATCACCACCAAGGCCCCCACGGCTTTCCACTTCAGCTCTTTGATCCAGTTGGTGACGGTTTCAATGCCTTCCACCCGCTGCACCAGGCCCGTGGTTTTCATCGACTCGTCCCCCACCAAGGCGTGCATGATGGCGTCGAGCTTTTTGTTGGCCCCGATGGTGGCGGCTTGGTAGACCGCCAACTCATCTTTGAGGCGCTGCTGATCGGTTTCTAGGATTTCCACTTTTGCCTCCAGCCGGATAATCTTCCTCTCGTGGTCGTGGAGCATGGCGTCGTCATTGTCGGGAGGCACAGGCGGATAAGTCGTAGCAGTGGAAGATGCGGGCGTGGCGGCCCGGTGGGGTTAGGCGGGCACTTGCACCTCTACATAGTCGAGGTTGAAGTAGTCGCCCGCCCCTTTGGTCATGCGCAGCGTGTGGGAGCCCAGGGTGAGGCCCGTTACTTCGTAGAGCAGTTGCTTGAGAATCAACTCCCCGTTGTCTTCGGTGCCGGTCTGGCTGTGCGCCCCGTCTACCGTGCCGGTGTAGACCGCGCCGTTGCCGAACTTGGGGCCGTAGCAGCGAATGCCCTGAATGGGGGCCGGGTGCGTGTACTGCGCGTAGCCGGTCTTGCCGAAGCCCAACGCAATGCCGTCGCCGTCGCCGTCCGGGTAGACGTTGCTCACATCGTTTTCGTCCAGCCATGCGCCGTTGAGCACCAAGCCGGGAATGCCGGTTTTCAACTCCACCCGCTGCCACACCAGTTCCGGCTCTTCGGTGGCGCCTTCGTTGACCTTCGCGGCCACCTGCCCGGCGGCTACCGCGGCCCCGGCATCGGAAAAGTGCACCCCGTCCGTGGTGGCGCCGGTCAGCGTGTGGTTCTTCACGAAGGGGCGGCCGGTGGCGGCGGCGTTGAGGCCGGCGCGGAACTGGTCGGGGGTTTCGCCCGCCATGCCGGCTTCGGAGCCGAGCGGGCCCGTCAGGTGGATGATTTCAATTTCGGGGTCGAGCGCGTGCAGCTTGTCGAAGTACGAGCCGTTGAGGGCCGCCAGCGTCGCGGACGGCACGGTGGTTTGCCCGAAGTCGTTGGCGTCGCAGGGGCCGTGGAGCAGCACCTTGCGGCCGGGGTAGGGCTGCAAGGCGGTGGCGATGCGCTGGGCTTCGGCCTGCTGCATCTCGTCGGTGGCCAGCAGCACGCTCAGGCGGTTGCCGCCCGCCGCGTCGGCCACGATGTCCCATTCGGACAGCAGGGCTTGCTCCTGCGCCAGCAGGCTGGTGTAGGCCGGGTTGGTGGTTTGCACTCCGCCCACGCGGCTGTCGCCCCAGTGCACGGCCCCGTTGGGCTTGCGGGCCGGGAACACCTGCACGGCCGTCACGTTCGCGCCGTTGATGGTCACCGACACCGGCACGGCCCCGGAGAGCACCCCGGCGGCGTTGTGGTTTTGCAGGATGCTGGCCTTGAGCGTCAGCGTGCCGTCGCCCGGCAGCGGCAGGGTGAAGGTGGTCAGGCCGATGCCCTCCGCCAGGGCCAAGGGCTGCCCGTCCACCAAGACCTTTTCGCCGTCGAACTCCACGGCAATGCCGATGGGCGAGACGTTGCCGTCGTTGTTGGGCGCGAAGGCCATGTTGTTGCTGCCGGTGGGGTTGGTGGGCATGTCCGACCAAAACGCCACCGTGGCGGAGGTGCCGCCCGTCTGGGCAATGTGCAGGTCGCAGAGCTCGGAGTAGGCCGCGTGGTTGGCCGTGGCGGCTTTGGTGCCCATGCTCCGGCTGAACGCCGTGGGCGTGATGGTCTTGCTCGTGACGGGCTCTTCGATGTTGCCGCCCCCTGCGTTCTGGTACACCCACGCCACCAGCTGCAGCACCGTGCCGCCGGGGAAGCCGGGCAGGTAGTTGGCCGGAATCTCCAGTACGTTGGTGTTGAGGGCCGCAATCGAGGCCTTCACGCCGGCCGCCAACGGGTTCCAGTCCTGGGTAGCGGAAATCTTCTTGTTGGCCGGCGCATCGGTAACGAGAAAGGGAAGTTTCGCGTCGATGCCGTCCGGTAGGTTGGGAATGGCCATGTTATTTCAGGATGCCGTCGATGATGATTTCAAAGGAGCCGGCCGACGCCGACGCCGTGATGGTGGCCGGCAGCACCACGTCGGCCGGCAGCGTGGTCGTGAGCGAGAGAATGTCGAGCACCTTGCCCACCACCGGCAGCGACGCCAGGGCAATGGTTTGGGTGTAGAAGCTCGTGCCGTTGCGGTAGAGCGTGATGGTCGAGGCCAGGCCGGGGCTCACCAGCGTTTTGATGCGCACCACCAGCAGGGCGTACACCTGCCCCAAGCCCAAGGCGTCCACAATCGGGGCCGTTTGGCCCGGTCGCAGGTAGGCGCTAACGGGCGTGCTGCCCACGTTCTGGAAGACCCGGTAGGGCCGCTGGATGCCCCCGGCCAACTCCGACTTCTGCACCGCCTTGCCCATGTCCTGCGAGGCCGGCACGCCGAGCGGAAACGCGGTGGCGTCGGCTTGGTCCTTGCGCAGGCGGTTGCCCAAATCGGCGGTGTGCTGCGTGACGGTTTGCTGCAGGCCCGGCAGCGTGGTGCCGGTCAAGGTGTTGAGGGTTTGGCTCAGGCCCTGCACGGTCGAGGCGTTGGCCTTGCCGTCGAGCGCGGCCGTGGTGGCATACCCGCCCAAGGAGGCGGCAAAGGCTTGGGCTTGCGCCGTTAGCGCGTTGGCGTTGGCCGTGGCTTGCTGGTTGAGCACCAGTTGCACGCTCTCGAGCGTGGCCTGCGTGGCGGTGGCCACGGCGGCGGCGATGAGCTGCGGCACGGTGACGGTGCGGTACTGCTCAAAGGCCTTGAACAGGTCGTCCACCTTGGGCACGGCCACGGGCGGGTCGCCGGCTTTCACCACCACTTTGTCGGGGCCTTTGACTTCGGCTACGGCGGCGGCTTTCGTGGCCTCTAAGGCCGGATGCGTTGGCTGTTGCATGGCTTAGAGTTTCATAAAGCGGTTCCACACCAAGGCACCGGACGCGCCGGGCATGTACTCGTAGCCGTAGGTGGCGGTGGTGAAGCGCATGCCCGCGAGCGAGCCCACCGGCTGCGCGCCTTGCAGTTCGCCGTTGGTGAAAGTGCCGCCGCTCACGGCGGCTTTCATGCTGCTGTCCACGTAGTAGGCTTGCGCGGCGACGGGGGCGCCGCCCACTGTCAGCAAGCCTTCGTTGGAGGCCGAGAGGGCGGCGCTTGTGGTGCCGCCGGGAGCGCCGATTACCACCAAGCCGCCATAGCCCACGTAAATCCCGTTCTGGCTGATGCTGACGATCTGGTTTTCGTTGGTAAGCCCTTCGTCGTAGTAGCTGAAATGCAGGTCGTCGTCCGCCCAGATGCGAAGCAGCTTGCCGGTGGTGTTGTCCGGCAGCACGAGACCGTCTTCAAAAGTGGTTTGCCCAGTTACGGTGCCACCGGCCAAAGGCAGGTACGCCCCGCCGCCGCCCACATCATCCAAATTCGCCACCTTCACCCACCGGTTCAGCGTGCCCACGGGCGCGCCGGGGGCGGCTTCGGGAAACCGGGCATCGTAGCGCGGGCACACCTCCCACCCGGCCACGCGGGCGGGGTCGGCTTCGTTGTAATCCACAAACCGCGTGGCGATGCGCGGGCCGCCCTTGGTCATCTGGGCCACTTGCACCGGGGAGACCTGCGGGCCGCTGTCCTGGTTGTCGGAGGAGGTTGGGCCCCACGACCACACGGGCGAGGTGGTGCCCGAGTCGGTGTTCTGCTGGTGCTGCAGCGGCGAAGGGGCCGGCGTGCTGACGTAGTTGGGGTCGTCGTCTTCGAGCGTGGGCGCGGGCACGGGCACCGGCAGCGCCTGCAGGGTCTGCACGAAGTACAGCTTGCCTTCGGAGAGGTATTTCAGCGTCACACCGGCCGGGTAGCCCGTGGGCGTGCCGGTGGCGTTGTAGTTGGGATCGTACTCTTCGATGCCGGCCCCTTGGGCGGCTTCGGTGTTCTGCTCCACCCACGAGGCACGTGCCCGGGCGCCCGGCGCTGCGTCGTTGCCGCCGCCGCCGTTGCGAAACACCGACAGTTCCCCAAAGCGCGAGGCGGAGAGCACGTAAAACCTGCCCGGCTGCACCGCGTTGGGGTCGTCTTCCAACTCGGCGGCCGTGGCCGTGTTGCGCACGTAGCACACGTTTTCGAGCGTGAGCCAATCGGCCGCCAACTGCGCGCGGGTGATGCAGCGGGCGGGCATGCCGGCGAACGGCTCCAAGTAGTCGACAATCTTGGGCGCCCCGCGCAGCTTGTTGGTGCTGGTGATGATGCGTGAAGCTAGGTACTCGCTGAGCCCGCTGATCTTGTCGACCGAAAACACGTCGTCGGCCTTGTTGTAGAACGAGGCGTGGATGCTGCGGATGATGGCCCGTACCCGCGCCGCCGTGTTCTGCTTGTTGAGCAGGTCGGTAATCAAGGCCACCAACTCATCATCCAGTTGCGGGCGGGTCTTGGGCAGGTTGGCGGGCATCGATTCGGGGCTGGGTACTGCACCAAAAAAAGCGCCTGCCCTTCCCGGCGGAAAGGCAGGCGCTTGCGGCACAGGCTGCGCGGCTTAGCCGAAGACGGCCGCCACCGGCGAGGCAATGCGTTTCGGGTCGAACTTGCCGAGGCCCGACACGGTACCCGTCAGGGTCTGCAGGTCGGTTTCGCCCGTGGGCAGCACCACGCGCAGCTTGATGGTGCTCTGCCCGCCGGTGATGCCGTTCTGGCCGCCGAACCAGTTGTTGTTCTGATCCACACCGTACACGTAGCGCTTGATGCCCCCGCCCTGGGTGGCGCGCGCCAGGTCGTAGTTGGCGTCGCTCGTGTCCTGCATGGTCACGTCGTAGGACGAGACCGTGGCCGCGTCGTAGTCCACGCCGTTGACGCGGATGGTGTTGCCCGTGGCGGCGGCGCGGCTCAGCTGCACCACGATGGGGCCCACCAGCTGCTCGTCGTCGGTGCTGGCCAGCGCCAAGCGGCGCGTGACTTCCACGAGCGTCGGCGGGGCGGCAAACGGCGTCTTGGTCAGGTAGAGGTTGACAATGGGCCCGTAGTTGAGTTCGGGCGTGTAGCAATCGGCCGCCGCCAGCCCGGTGGGCAGTACGGCGTCTTCGCAGTTGACCGGGATGGTCGGGTCGTCGGGGTTTACAGCCATGACGGGGTTGGGGTTTGGGGTGAGAAAAGATTATTCGGATTCGCAGGCAACGCACGGCAACCCGGTGTAGTACTGCGTGTTTTCGGCGGCCGTCGAGGGGCGGCGGTCCGTGGGGTCCTGGCTGTTTTCCATCAGGCAGGCAAAGCAGGTGCCGGTGTAGACCGGCAGCCACGTAATGCCGCTGCTGCCGCTCTGGCAGGTGGCGTTGGCGTTGGCGTAGGCCTGGTAGGTGTCGTCAAAATGCGCCTGGGCCTGCGCGTCGGCATCGGCCTGGCTGATGTAGCTGAAGAACGCCCCCGCCTCCACCGTGTAGCGCACAAACGTGCCCGTCAGCCCGCCCGTGCAGTCGTTGCGCTGCACCAGCTCGCTGATCGTGGCGGAGTTGTAGCGCGTCGGCGGCGGGCACGCGGTTTCGTCCGTCACCCAGTCGCTCCACCGCTCCGTGTTGAAGGTGGGGCTGTTGGGGTTCTGGTCGATTTCGCGGTAGCGGATGCGGCCGGTGTTGGCCATAGGTCAGAGGGGTTCGCACTGGGTTTCGAACGGGACCTTGCGGCGCCACTCCGGGGCCGCGTCCTGCTCGCATTCGGTTTCGACCGGGTGCTTGCGCTGCCAGTCGGGGGCCACGTCGCTCGTGTCGCCGCACACGTAGGGCCGGGGCGTATAGGGGGCCACGTCGAGCACCGGCAGCGGGGCCGGGCAGCCGCGGGCCACCAACACGTCCACGTCTTCCACCGTCACGTCAAGCGTCCAGCGGCACACGTCGGTGCCGAAGTCGCTCTGCTTGGTGTCGGTGACGGCGAGCGGCAACCCGCCGGCTTCGAAGTAGCGGTGGGCCCGCGCCGCGTGCACGGCTTGCACGAGGTACGAGGCCGCGGGCGGCACCGTAAACGTAGCCGTGCGCGTAAGGGCCAGAAAATCCGTGCGCTTGGTGCCCGTGGCCTTGTCTTGGGTTTCTTCGATGTCCTGCCGCGGCGGCCCGAAGCGCAGCGCCCCGGCTTCCACGTACAGGCGCTGCCGCATCCCAGCCCCGTAGGGAATGCCGGCCAGCGGCCCGTCGTGGTACCATTCGAGCAGCAAATAGCCCGAGAGGTCGGCAATGGCCGAAAACCGCACGCTGGTAAACTCATCGACCACCAACCGCAGCGGAATGCCGCAGGGCAGGCTCAGGCCCGGCACGATGGCCCCGTAGTAGAGAAAGTAATCCGTCTGCCCATCGGTGCGCTTCTCCACGTCGAGCGGGTACGTGCCGCCGGTCAGGCTCAGCGTCACGAGCACGGCGCCGGTGTCGGCTCGCACCACCCGGGCGCAGTCGAGGCGCCTGGCCGGGTTGGCGGGGCGCGTGAGGCAGAAGGGCAGGAACCGGTCGGCCGGGGCCGGCAGGCTGTAGGGCTGCTCGGCGCAGGCCGGCAGCTCGGCGTCGGGCAAGGGCCGTCCCGCGGCCGCGAAGGGGAACGTGTGCGGGTTGAGCATCAGGCGAACTGATCGGAAAAGGAATCGTTGAACTGGCGCTCGGCGGGCAAGGGCCCCTCGGCGGTGCTGGCAAGGGCGGGCAGCAAGGGCACCACCGTCACCTTGCCCGTCGACAGGTCCCAGGTGGCTTTGCCCAACTCGGCCTGCGCCGAGAGGTTGGTAACCAGCCGGGCGGTGGCATCAAGCCCGCTCAGCCCTTCCCGGCGGGGCACGGTGCAGGCGTCCTGCTCGCGGCCCGGGCGCACCGAGGCCATGTCGAAGAGGGCACCCGTGGGGCCAAACACGGCCTGGGGCCGGGCGCGGCCGTGGCGGTGGTAGCGGCGCAACAGTTCCGACGCCGACACCTTGCGGTTGCCCTCGTACAACTCGCCCGACGGCAGGCTGGCCAGCAGCACCACCGCTTCGTCGGGCAACGCGTTGCCCGACAAGACCATGCCCGCTACATCCCCCGTCAGACGCGAGACGCTGCGCACGCTGCGGTTTTGGCCCTCGCGCTGGTTGACGCACGCCCCGTCGTAGACCCACTCGGCCGCGGCAAACGAAAGGCCCGTGGCGGGTTCTTCGCTCAGTGCAGCGCTGATGGCCAGTTGCTCGCGGGCGGGCAGCACCTGGGTGCGGCCCTTGTAGCGCCCGGGCAGGGTGGCATTCGGGTAAGCCGTTAAGTCCAGCGTGTTGGCGCTGCGGGCCTCGAAGAAGCTGCGGTGCTCCAGGCGAAACCAGCCCGTGCCCGGGTCGAGGTCCCAGCGCAGGTCGTAGAGCGTGCACAGGTCTTGCACGAAGGTCTTGGCGCTGATCAGCAGCCGGGTGGCCGGCTCGGAGGCGCCGTAGCGCTTCACGTCGGAGCCGGCGGCCACGCACAGGCGGGGCACTTCGTTGTAGATGCCGCTCGCCCCGGTGGCCGGGTTCAGGGCGCTCACCAGGAACGTGGACAGCTGGGCCGGGCTGGGCGGCGTGAGCTGGGGGGCGGTTTGCTGCAGCACGTGGTGCAGCGCGTCGACCAAGGGCAAGCAGCGGGTGAAGCGGAACGCCCCGAAGCGCCACCACAAGCTCGTGCAGTTGGGTTGCGTGGTGACGCGGCGCGTGTTGAGGCAGGGCCAGCAACTATCCCCTAGTTGGCTCCCGTTGTGGGCGCCTTCGGGTCCGGTTACCTCCAAATAGTCGCTGTTGCTGAACTGGTAGTCGCTGGGCTTCTGGCCGCACGGCAGCAGCAGCAGGTCGTTGCCGTACTTGGGGCGCGAGCCGTTGCCGAAGTGCTTCCAGTCGTTGTAGGTGCCGATCAGGTAGGGCTTGAAGCCGCTGATTTCGGGCGTCTTGACATAGGAGGCAACGGGCGGCGAAACCGAGTCGTCGCGGTTGAAGAACTGCCACCCGGCCGCGCTTTTGTCGGGCACGATGTACTCGCCGCTCAACGGTTCGAGTGTCAGCGCAACGTTGTGCAGCTCGTACCGAAACAGAATAACGGTATGGTCCCGGGTTCCCGAGGCGGTCACGGGCCCGCCGGTTAGCGGGGCGCTGATGTAGCTCTTGTTGCGCAGAAACTCCGCCCAGCCGTCAACGCCCAATTCGTCGTTTACGGCCGTGTCGTCGGTGCGCTTGAAGGCTACCTTGAAGCCCGTTTGCTGCAACGGGTCGCTGCTGCCCACCAGGTTGCGGATATTGGCCGTGATGGTCTGCAGCGCCGCGCCCGTGCCGTTAAAGCCCGGCGCGCTGAGCAGGTTAACTTCCTTTTCCCATGCTTCGAGCAGCAACCGGTACCCGTCGTCGGCGGTGGGCGACACCGTGGCGGTACACCGGTCCAGGTCCCAACTTACCTCGGTGCAGGTGAAGACACCCCGGTACACCGTGGCAAAACCGGACGCAACCAAGGGCACCTCCATGCGGATGCCAATTTCTTCGCACCGGTCTTTGCTGTTTTCCAGCGCGTAGAGCAGCGCGAAGTCGTCGCCAGTAAAGGACCACTCGCTGCCGAGCTTGTCGCGGAAATAGGCGGCATCGTCACTTCCCGGCTCCCGCGTCAGTACTTGCTCCAGCACGGGAGCAGCCGGCACGGTGCGGCCGCGCACGGTAAGGAAGAACCGCCGGGGGGCGTCGAGGTCGAAGACGGGCATGGGACAAACCACGCCCGAAAGCCGAGCGGCGGAAAGGCAGCCTTACTCGGGTATGTCCGTGAATACGCCGTTTTCCACCTTCAACACCACGCCGGAAGGGCGCGTAATCGAGGCCGAAAAAGTACCCGACCACCCGCTGGCGGTTTTGCTTAGCGTAGCCGGGCCCTCATCCTCGTATATGGTGGCGTTGGTCGTGGCATCGTAGTACACCGAAGTCAGCTTGTAGTCGCTGTTGGGGGCGCCTGGAGCCTTGTTGAAAAAGACCGTAACGTATTCGTTGGGCGAGCCTGCGGGCGGCGCGTCGGTGGAAATGCTCAGCACGTCGCGGTTGGCGGTGGAAGCCGAAGCTGCTTGGAACCGCGCCTTGGCGGTGCGGCTAAACGAGCGGCCTTCAATCGTGCATGTCAGCGTCTTGGGGGTGCCCGATGGTTTGGCATCCTCTTTTTTGCTGTCGGAATCACAGCCGGCGAGCAGGATGAGCGCTGAAGCAAGGGCAAGCAGTGTTTTCATAGGAGTGGGTTATAAGCCGGAGGCGGCGCGCTGCCGCCTCGTGTTCTCGTCTCGCTCTAGTTGGGTCGACATGATTTTGCTGCTGATGTAGACCGAGGTGGAGCCGTCATCGTTCACGCCGAAGAGCGCGACGGCCTTCTTGCCCTCCCACAACCATTTATCGCTTTCTTCTTCGTGAAACGGCTCGCCGTATGCAAGCGTCAACATGCGAATGAGTTCCACGGAGTTGTCGTCGCCGCTGGTCGTTACCAAGATGCTGGCCAGTCGTCCTTTGTAAAAGGCGTACAAAACAGCGTCGAGCTTGCAGTTGCCGAGGGTTTTGTTCTCCGGCACCTTCCGATACAGTTTGTGCGGGCCGCTGCTGCCGGTGTACTGCAGCCCTTTTATTTGTTGGAAGGGCGTTTCAAAACGCAGGCCCCTAAACCCATAACGCTTGTCTATTTCTTCGGAAAAGCCTAGGTGGATGGTGTCTGGCTGTGACAGGGGCAGCTTTTGAAAATAATCATCGGGCAGTTGCGCAAGGCTCGGCAGGTAAGCACAACACAGGATCAGGAGGATAACGCAACGAATCATGGCTGCTATGATACGGATTTTATACAATCCGTGTCTTCGCCGTGCCGCCGTTCTCCAGGTTGGTTTCCACCACGGTCCCGTCCGGCATAATCGTGGTTTGGGTGTAGGGCAAGCGGGAAACGTGGCTTTCCACGGCCTTCATACGCGCTTCCATGCGGTCAATGCCAGCCTGCAACGGCGCGAAGGTGTGGTGGTGCTGCACCTGCAAGGCTGCTTGGCGTGCTTCCCGCAGTTGCTTCGGGGCGTCGAGGTCGGGCAACAGCGGCGCCAGGGTCGGATGGCCCCAATCAATGGGCTTGCCGGTGTGCAGGGGCTCGAACAGGCTAAAGCGGTACTTGCTGGTTTTCTCGTTGTCGAAAACAAACTCCTTGCCGTGTACCGGGCCCCGCTCTTCTCGAATGGAGTCGCCCCCCGTATATCCCCCTTTGAAATAACCAGATCCTTGGTTGTTAATGGCCTGCAACGCTTTCAGCTTGCTGCCCACGAAAGCCCCAACAAGCAGCGCCGTAATGGCGGTGCCAGCTGCCACCCCCAAGCCCGGCAAAACCGCGTCGAGTTTGGAGGTGCCCTTGTAGATGTTGGCCGACGCGGTGAAGAGGCTGGAGGATTGTTCGGCGCTGTCGAGTACCAACTGAATCCGCTGGGCCTGCTTTTGGTCTTCGATGGCACGGCGGCGTTCGGCTTTGAGCTGGGCAATTTCTTCCCGCTTGGCGTTGACGCTGCTGGCACTGCCGGCCTTTTGGTACTCCAGCTCGCGGTCCAGCTCGCGTTGCACCTCATCCACCTGCCGCGTTTTGGCATCGATGGAGGCTTGCGCGGACTGAAGTTGTGCCTCCAACACCTTCCGGTAGGTCTGCTCGGCTATGGCAACCGTTTCGTCTAAGTCGCGTCGGTTTTCCTCGTTGTCGTCTTCCCCCAGAATGAGTTTGTACAGGAAGTCTTCGGGGGCGTGGCGCCGCTTCTCCTGTTCCAGTGCGTTCAGGGCGTTCTTGATGCGGGCCAGCTCGGCTTCAGCCGCCTGACGGCTTATCTCCCCTTGCTTGCCGGTGAGCAGCAGCGTGTTGTTGAGCGTGTCCTGGGCGTGCTTGCGGTCGATTTCGAGCAACGCTTTCTTCTCGGCGCGCTTTGCCTCAATCTCGCTGATGCCGGTGCCGGTACCGTACACCTCGCCAATGGTTGCCGCCACGGTGTCGCGGCCTATCTGGGCCGTTTCGTCAATCGCTTTCTGCTGCTGCTGAAACCGCAGCGCCAACAGGTCTCGCTCGCGGGCCTGTTCAATGGCGAATAACTCGGTCGCGTTGCCCCGGGCAGCCGCTACGAGCTTGTCGTACTTGCGGTTGACAGCCTCTACTTCTTTGGCGTCGCTATCGGCGCGCAGGTCGAACAGGCGCTGCTCGCGGGCTTCGCTGATGCGCAGCAGGTCGGTGTAATACGCATCGAGGGCCGCCAGGCGCAACGCGGTCAACTGCTTGGCCTGCACGCCGTCAATGACTCCATCGGCATTGCCTCCACGGCCACCGGCTTTGCGCACGGCAGCTTCCTTGTCTTTGAGCAGCTGCTCGGTGCGGTTGATTTCGGCCAACGACTGGCGCAGTTGTTCGGCAGCGCGGGCCTGCCCCTCGTCTTTGAGTTGGGCTAGCTCCATGCGCGCCGCGTCCTTGCGCAGCCGCTCCTCTTCGGCGTACAGGGCCCGCAAGGCAGCTGCCAGGGCGTTAGCGCGCTGCTTGGCGCCTTTCTCCACCTTGCCCAGCAGCCGGTCGAGTTCCTTTTGGGCGGCGGCCAACTGCTGGTTCAGTCCGCCTTTACCGAACAGAAAGTCTGCCCCATCCCCGGCGTTTTCATTGCGGGCAGCTTTTTGGCGGTCTTGCAGGTTCTTGATAAGCAACTGCTGCTTTTCAATTAGGCCCTGCAGGTTCTTGTCTTCGTCTTCGGTGGCCTTCTTCCGGGCCACGCGCACATCCTGCAATGCCTGTAATTCGCCCCGAAGCAAGGCTACCCGCCGCTGGTTAGCTTCAATGAGTGGACGCAATTCGTTGTACCCCCCGCCACCCGCTGCGTTGAACTCATTAATGTAGCCCGGGCTGCTGTACTTCTTCATCACGGCCTCTGCTTCCGCCAGGCTCTTTTGCAGGCGCGCTTGGTTCACGTCGAGCCCGCGCTCAACCGCCTCCGCCACGTTGCCACCCCGTTGTTTGGCGCTTGTCGCCGTCTGGTCGAGTGCCTTTTCCAGCCGGGTTTGATAACGCTTAACGCCTGCCGCGGCCCTGGTCGCTGCTAGGTCCGCTTGGCCTTCTGGGGTCAGCCCATCCAGAAAATCGTTGGCCTGCTTGCTGAATTTGGCAATGGACGACACGGCGCGGCCCGTTGCGCTGGTGAAGCGCAGCAGAAAGCGTTGCCATTCGTTGTCAATGCGGTTGGTGTTGGCCTGCAATGAATTGGCAGCCTGCGCGGTGCCGTCGCCAAAGGTCTTCTCCAGCTCCCGGGCAAACTTGGGGAGGAAGTCTGAGGCAGCAATTTCGCCGCGCTGCAGCATCTTGCCCAGTTCTTTTTCGGTTACCCCAATGGCGCGGGCAGCAATGGCGAATGCGCCGGGCAGCCGTTCCCCGAGCTGCCCCCTGAGTTCTTCAGCCGATACAGTGCCCTTGCTCACCATTTGTTGCAGAGCAAGCAGCGCGCCTTCCGTGTTTTCAGAGCTGACCTTAAGCACAGCAGCAGCCCCGCCCACGGCCAAGTACAGGCGGCGGGCTTCAGCCAGCGGCAAGTTGCCCGCTGCGGCTGCGGCGGTAAAGCTACCGTAAGAGGCGCCGGCCGAGTTCAGGTTGAGGCCCAACCGTTCGGCCTCGAATGCGAGTTGCCGCCCATCTGCCGCCGCTTTTTCCAGGTCGCCGCCGCGGGCAAACTGCAACTTGCCCAGTGTTGCGTCGGCTTTCTTGCCAGCCTCAATGACTTGGTCAGCCAGGTTCTTTACGAAGCCGACAACGATACCTACAGCGGCCGCCGCGCCAGCCGCCCCCGCGAATCGACCGAACATACCGCCTACAGCGCCCCCGGTTTTGTCGGCCTCTCCTTTGAGGTCTGCAATCTCCTTTTGGGTGTCCTGGATCTGCTTGTTATACCCGCGCACTTCCGTGCGGGTGGAGGCCTTGGCCCGGCGTTCGGTCAGGTCTGTAAGCTTCTGCTCCAGTTGGGTCAATATGCCGGCGGAGCGAACGGATTTCTCAGCTGCTGCCGCTGCTTCCTTTTCCTCTTTGGCGCGCTGCTTTGCCACCGCGGCGGCATCACGGCCGGCGGCAGTGGTAAGCTTCTGTGCCTGCTGTTGGGCGCGCAGCTCCTCCTTGATTCGGCTGGCGGCCTCCCTTTCTTCGTTGATGGCCTGCTCGGTGAGCTTGATTTCGGCCCGCACCCGCGCCTGTTCCTCGCGGTTGCGGCGCAACTCGCCGGTGAGCTTGGCGGCCTGCTCGCCGGCTTTGCTGGTGCGGCGTTCCTTTTCCAGATCCTTCTCGGCGGCGCGCAAGTCGTTGAGCACCCCGCGCAATTCGCGGTGCACCACGGCGGCGTTGGCCACTTCGGCGGTGGCGGCGGCCTGCTTGTTCTGCAGGTCGATGGCGGCTTGGGCGGCGTCGCTAAACGACTTCTTGGCCTGGGCGCCGGTTTGCTGCACGGTGGCGCGAAACTGCGCATCGGCTTGGCTGATTTTGTCGAATCCAGCCAGCGCCTCGGAAATATCGAGCTTGTATACGGTCCCTACGTCCATGCCTCAAACCACGCCCGAAACCGGGCCAGCCGAAAGGGGCGTTACAGGTCGGGGTGGCGCTTCTTGGCATCAAGCAACTGGTAGAACTCGTGCGCGCTCATAGCATTCAAGGCCGGATAGGCCTCAGGTCGCCCGGAAGAGATGCACAGAAAGAGGTCCGCCCAATAATCATCTAGTGCGGAAAGGCGCTGGGCTAACGTGCGTCTGTCGGGGTGCTTGCCTCGTTCTCCTCCACGGGCAGAGGCGGGTAAGCTGTGGAGGTAAGCAACAGCAAGCGCCATGCTTGCGCGCTGAAAAAATCCCGGTCTACAGCCCTCCACGCCTGATACACCTTTTGCTGCATGGCAGCGTGGTCATACACCGAAGGGTCTTCTTCGGCCGTGTTATAGAAGAGCCCTACGATTTCAGCGGCGCGGACGGTATTGCCCCCTATGAGGTTGATCTTTTGTTTGAGATGCCCAAAATTAAAGAAGCCGTCTGCCAACTTGCCGCTATTGAATTCTTTGTCTGCCGCGGTCACGGTTTCGATCAATCCGGGCAATGTCGTGTCGAACAACAACTCTGTTTGAAAGCGTTGCAAGATGCGGTGTCGACCTAAGCAAAGCGTTTCCGTGCGGGTATATACCCTGCCGTCTGCCTCAAAAGAGAGGCAATTAAGGGGAGGCTGGATGATTTGAGGAACAGTTACTGTTGGCTCCATTGGTAGGCTTTGGTCAGGATGCAGGCAAAAAGAATGGTCAGGCTCACGAAGGCGGCGTGCTGCCAGGGCGAATAGGCGTCGTGCAGCACGCAGCAGCGCACGAGGTAGCCCCACAGGGCCCATTGGCCGGCCACGCACTTTACGCAGCCCCACAGCGGCTTCCACCACCACCGGCTATCCAGGTCGTTGCCTTGCCAGTAGAAGTGCTCCGTGTTCAGGGCTTGGCGAGGGGTGCCGTCTTCATCCGCGGATTGCCAGCGGGTGTTGTACCAGCGCATGTGCCACTCGCGCACCGCCCGCTGCAGGGGCTCCAACAGCATGCCGGTGTCGACCAGGACCACGGCAAAGACGACCGCACAAGCGGCCACGTAAAACGCATGCAGGGTCAGCATATCAGGACAAGGCAAATTCCAGCACCCCGGTAAAGCCCGCCGGCTCGGGCGCGGGCTTGGGGTTGATGAGGGTGGGCAGATCGGCCGGGGTGCAGGCGCGGGCCAGGCGGTAGCGCACCGTCAGCTCCAGCCCCACCAACCGGTAGGGTGGGTAGAGCATGGGCGTGTCGTAGGTGTAGCGGCTCACCAGCGAGGCGTCGGCGGGCAGCACGGTGGCGCGCAGGCGCACGTCGAGGAACGGCCCCAGGTAGCGCACGGTCTTGCCGTCGCCCAGCACGGCCAGCAGCGAGGCCAGCAGGTCGGTTTCGTGCAACTCCCCGACCAGGCCGGCCGGGTTGATGAGGCCAATCAGGCGCAGGCGGCTTTCCCAGCCCTTGATGCCCGGGGCAATGACTGCCGGGGTGGCCCCGTAGTCTTCCAGGAAGAAGATGGAAGCCGTCGAGGCATCGGGCACCAGGTAGCGCGGGTTCTGCTCGCACTCGGCGGCCGTGAACGAGACGGGCACGGGCAGGCGCACGGTGCGCCAGTCGTCGCCGTTCTGCAGCTGGTGTTCGTAGGTGCGCGCCAGCCCCACGCTGCGCTCCACGAAGGGCAGCGAATAGACGCGGGCGGCGAGGTAGTCGGCTAGGGCTTCGTTCATGGTCAGTTCAGGAAAGGCAGCAGGGCGGCCGTGTCGCGGGCTTTGAAATACTTATCCCACCGTTTGTTCCACCGCTCCAGGCTGCCGAGCAGGCACAGGACCGAGCCGTCAGCCAGGTACGCCACGCACTTGGGGGCGCGGTTTTGCCATTCGATGGGTTCGCCTTCCTCGCCGGTGATGCCCAGCGGGCCTTCAAACCCAATGACTTCCTCCCACAAGAAGCTGCGCTGCTCTTCGAATTCACGGGTTAGCTTGTCTTGCCAAATCCGCACGGCGTGGGCCTTTCGGTAGTCGCTCATATCAGGGGAGGCTAATGGTGGCAGCGGGAACAAGTTCTTTGCTGGTCAGGGCGTAGTGCATTTGCCGGACCAGCCAGCCCAGCAAATAGGCATGCGGCTCGTCGTTGTTCAGGTCGGGCTTAATGCCGCGACTGCGCATGATGTAGTGCGAGAGGTGCAGCGCCTCGTGGGCAACCGTTTCGGGCGTAGCCGTGGGCCGAAGAATGGCAAAGAAGCCTTCCTTATTGCCGGTCGAGGCATGCCACACAATGGCCTCGAAGTCCTCGGGGTTGTCTCCGGCCGGGGTGGCGCTGTCGGTAAACCCAGCGGCGGCATAGGTCGCAGATAGGTCATGCCCGATGAGCACGTACAGGTGCCCGAAGTACATCGGCACGGGAACATGGTGGCATTTGTAGTGGCCGCGCCTCATGCGTTCAACTCGGTTTGGATGATGCGGTCTAGCTCGCGCTGGGCGTAGGTGTCGACCTCGCGCTGTTCGGCGGCGTTGGGGGCCAGAAAATCCCCCTCGCGCCGGCGGTTGTGCTCCAGTTTGGCCGCGTTTTCGGCATCGGACGCCACGATGCGCGCCTGAAAAATGCTGGCCACCACGCCGGCCGGCACGGGTGCCAAGCTGCGCAGCATGCGGCCGGTGTAGGTCAGGTTGACAAAGCGCGTTTCCATGCCCTGCGCTTCCCGCAGGCCCGCATACGTGGGCTTTTTGCTGCGCTTCACGTAGTCGCGGCCCGCCGCGTTGGTGGGCCGGAAGAAGAACTTGGGCAGCGGGCTGGTGCTGTAGCGCCGCCCTTTTAAGCCTTCGGTCTGCAGCCGGTTCACCACCAGGGCAAGCCCCGTCTGCGCCATTGTCAGCACCACGCGCGGCGCCTGCAACTGCAGTTGCGCCTTGGCCCGTTCGATGGCGTGTTCCAGCGTGTCCACGGTTAGTAGCCCCGGTGAAAGCGGCGGCGGTAGCGGCGGGTGGGCCGGTGGCTCCTGTGACGCACTCGGTCGTAGCCAACATGCATCAGGATTTGGTCCAGCACACCCGATGCGCGGTTTTGCAAAGGTGCCTGCTGTTGCGTTGGTGCGGCGGCGGGCGCACCCGCTTCCCCTACTGTGCGCACATCGGCGGTGGTGGTTTCCACGGGGCGTTGCTGTTGCGGAGCACCGGCCAACAGGGCGGCAGCCAAGCCGACGACGCCGGCGAATTGTCCAAGGGCTTTTTTCATGGTGCTTAGTTCACGCGCTGCATGGTGGGGTGCCAAGCCGGGGCGGCACACTGGTAGCAAGGATTCGCAACCGAGCCGATGCCCTCGGCGCTCAGCAGCCAGCTTAGGTACTCGTCGGTCTTGGTGTGGTAGAGTTCCGCCAGCGCCTGCAGCGTCTTGGGTTCGAGGCTGGTGTAGCGGTTGTAACCCGCTTCTGCCATGAACCCCACCACGACGTGCTCGGCCGTTTTGTACATCAAGGCAATGCCCACGTAGCGGGCGAGTTCGTCGCTCTGGCTCAGGGCGTAGCAGACGGGCGAGGCGTCGACGGTGCACTGCTCGGCTACGCTCACCACAAACCCACCGGCCGGGGCTTTCACGTTGGCGCCGGGCACCAGGGCCGCGCGCACGGCATTCACAAACGGGTTGCCGCACCCGCACGTCAGCGTGTTGAGCCGCGGCCGCACCCCGGCGGGCAGCGCGGCTTCGAGCACGTAGGCTTCGCCGCTGAAGGGAATGTATTTGTCGACCAGGGCCACCGGCGCGGCGTTGGTCGTGACGGTGGCCAGCAGCTCGCCGTTCAAGTACACCGGCACCCCGCTCACGGTTTGGTCGGTGAGCAGTTGCAGGCTCTGCAGCTGGTAGCGGCCGTTGGGGCGGTAGACGGTGGGCAGCGTGAGCTTGGCCGTTCCTTCGGTCGCGAATTGGCCGTTGCCCGGCCCGCCCAAGGTGCCCGCCTCACTGTAGCGCAGCTTGCCCGCCTGGCTCTTGGCGCGGGTGGCGAGGTTGGTGTAGATCACCTCAATGGCTTGCTGCCGGGCACGGCGGAGCCGGTCGTACAAGTCGGCGCCGGGTGTTTGGCTCAGGCCGGGTTTGAACGAGAGGCCTTCCACCGTGTCGAGGTAGAGGCCCGTGGTCGACGCGGTGATGAACGCGGCGTCGGCCGGCAGCGGAAAGCAGGCAATGCCGGATTGGGAGAGGCCCAGCAGGCCGTGCAGGCAGTCGGAGGGGTTGGGCATGGTCGGAGCAGTAGCGGTACCCAAAAGACGCCGCCGGGCCGTGCGGCCGAAAGCCACCAACGAGAGAAGCCCGACCAAGCGGCCGGGCTTCTGCACCTACATCAGCTACTGCAGAGCCTTACGCCCCCTTGGTGAACTTGAGCACGCCGGTGTCGCCGGTGATGCCGTTCGCGGGGTTGTTGATGATGTCGAAGTACGGGGCCTTCATCGTGTACACGTCGAAGTACACCCCGTTCACGCACTTGCGGATCTTCTTCACGTCGAAGCGCACGCCGGGCACGAAGCGCGAAGCAATGCTGAACACGCGCACGTTGGCTTCGGCCTCCACCACAGCGGCGCCGTACTCGTTGCGGGCACCGAAGGCAATAGCACCGGCGTCGACCATCAGCGAAATGTTGGTCAGGGCCGCACGCTGGAAGCTGAAGGGGTCCCAGGCGCTTTCGATCAGGTCGTACTTGGCCTGCTCGTCGCGCTGGTCGTCGTTCTGCGCGTTGGGAACAGCGTTGAGCTTCTCCAGGTACAGGTTGCGGCCGTGCAGCATGTAGGGCATGCCGAAGCGGTTCAACTCGGCTTCCAGCTGGAAGAACGGAAAGATATTGGCCGTCCAGTTGGCGGCGGGAATCGTGGTGTTGGTGCCGGCAATGACCGCGCCGTACTCGGGGGCGGGGTCTTGGTTGGTGCCGGCTTTGGCGGCCACCAAGCCCAGCGACACAGCCGCCATTTTCTCCACGATTTCCTTCTCCTGCTTGAGCATGCCGGCGGCAACCGCGTCGGGCAGGCCGTACACGCCGTTGGCGTACACGCTATCCGGCTCGGCGCCCAACGGCACTTCCACGCGGAACGGGGTAGCCTCTACGCACTGGCTCAGGGTAAACTCCTGGGCGGCCGTTTGCAGCAGCGTGCCGTCCGGGGCGCATTCGTTGGTGCAGTCCTGGGTCGTGATGGCCGACGTGTTGACGAAGGCAATCTTGACCTTGTTCTGGGCCGACGTGTTCAACAGCGAGACGTTGGCCGTCTGCATGCGGATGATTTCCAGCAGGGCTTCTGCCTTGGGGGCGTACAGCCGGGAATTGCGGGGGTCTTTGAAAAGGTCCTCCTGTTTTTCGATAACAGTGGACAAGGTAGAGGCAGAGAAGTCGCCAGCAGCCATGATACAGAGGGGATGAGCAGCCCGGCGCGAAGGGCCTTAGACTGCGGTTTTCGTTTGGGTTTCTTGGTAGGCTTTGTAGTCGGCAATGAACTTCTGTCGATCAGCGCCCGGCGCCGTGAGCAGCAGTTGTGCGTCGTACTCTTCCTGGTTTTTGGGGCCCGCGTAGGTCGTGGCCGTCGAGCGGCCTACTTGTTCCTGCGACACACCGGCGCTTTCGCGGGGCTGTGACACGGGCAACTCGTAGTAGCTGGTGATGATTTCGCGCGCTTTTGCTTCCGGTTTCACCACGTTTTGTGCGGCATCCTTGAGCAGTTCATCGTCTTCGTCCAACAGGCGCAATTCATTCCCTTCTGCTTGCCATTTCGCCGCCTTCACCAACTTTTCCACCAAGTCCTTGCGCTGGTTGGCTGCAATGGCGGGGTTGCTGCTGAAGACCGGCTTCAAGGCATCTACTTGCTGTTCGGCAAAGGCGCGCACCTTGGCATCGGTCTGCTGCTGCGTGAAAGCCTCGCGGTCCTTTTTCAAGGCCTCGGCGGCTTCCTGCTTGGCAGCTTGCACCTTCTGATCGGCTTCGAGGGTCAACTGGTTCTTGTAGCGCACCACGGCCGGGTGCTTGAGCACCTGATCGTCGGTGAGCGAACCGGCGCTGGCTGAGGCCACTGTTTTGCTCTCCAATTCGTCCAAGTGGTCGGAAAGGGAAGCAAACGATGGCTTTTCAATGCCTTTTGCCTTCAGGGCGGCCTCTACGGCTTCGCGGGTTTTCTTCGTGGCGCGCTTGTCTGCGTTGTCTTTGATTTCGGCCAGCTTAGCCGTGACCTTCGACTGCAGTTCGGCAATGCCTTCATCCGTGGTTAAAAGCTCGGCAGCTTCAGTGGCGGTAACACCTGCGGCGGCTACCAGAATCCCAATTACTTTCTCGTCCATTGCTGGATAGGTGTTGTGCGGCGTTAAGCCGCGGGTGTGTTTTTCTTGGCTGATTTTTCCCCTTCGCCCGATTCGGGGCGCAAGTCCGAGGGCTTGGCGGCCTCTTTCTCAGCGGGCAACTCCGTCACGTCGTACTTGTGTAGGGTGCGGTTTTGCTTGAGGGCGTCGATTACTTCTTGCCCGACCGTTTCCGCCGGGGCTTGGCCCAGTTGGAGCTTGTAGCGTTTCGTTGCCATGCTACTTGAGGTCAGAGGGTTTGCTTACCACCGACTCGTATTGCTCCACCTCCTTGCCGATCAGGTCCCAGGTTGCTTGGGGCAACTCTTGCACCAGGCCGGTTTCCTTGTGGCGTTTGCTCACCAGGGCCTCGCGGCCTTTGGCAGCAGGGGCGGCGGTTTCTTCGGTGCCAACCGGGTTGGCGTCGCGGTGGGCCTTGATGGCTTCCGTTAGCTTCTCGCGGGTGTCGAGTTCGGGCGCGGCTTCAGAGCCGACCTCTTCGAGGTGGATGGCGCGCAGCTCGGCCTCACTCTTGTTGGAGAGGCCCGGGCGGGATGGGGTTTTGGACATAACAGGGAGGCGTTGGGTGAGAACCACTTGCTTGTGGACTCAAACCACGCCGCCCGATGCGCTACCCGAAAGCCCTACCTTTGGGCATGCCCACTCCCAAGCACCCCTACGGCTCCCGCCTGATTCGCCTGTGGCTGCGGCGACACCTGTTGCAGCTGGCGCCGAGCGGCTTCGTGGTAGCCACGGTGGGCCCGTATGTGGTCAGCGGCTTCAACCGGCGGCTGCGCACGGTGAGCCGGATGTAAACAAAAAGCCCCGCCGTGTTCGGGCGGGGCTTCGGTGTGGATGTGCTTGAGCCTACTTGCCGGTGGCTTTGCCCATGCCAAGGAGTTGCTTGGTGAACTGAATGTCAGCTTCAATTCCTTTCAAGGCCACTAGGGCGCCATCACCACCGCCCTTTAAGTCGTAATCCTCCTCTTTGTACTCGCCCGGGGCGACCTTAGAGAGAATCAGCAACAACATTTCGTGCTGCTGCTTGACGCGCTGTTCGATTCGATCAAGCACAAGCATGGAGGCAAGCATGTGTTCAGCCTGTGACATGCTGATAGCAACCACTTCGTTTTCTGGTAATGGAGTTTGTTCGTTTGCCATTGATAGCAGCGGTTAAGTGAAGCCCCAACCTACCACTATTCCCCGATATAGAGTACTCCTTTCCCGTCTTCTTTCAATTCCGGCCGCAGGCGCATGGCCACGCTGTTGGGAATGAAGTGGTACCCGTGGCGGCAGTTGTGGCCGCCGGCATCGGTGAGCGGGTTGTAGTCGGCGTTCTTGCCGTGGAACTCCCCCGCTTTCTTGTTGCTGTAGCCCCCGTAGGTATCCTTCGCCGTGCCGAAACGCGCTATTTCCTCCCGCAGAAACACCTTGCCGTTGCGCGCCACGCAGAACGGGCGGCTGCTGTCGATGAGCCCGCCCTGGTACAAGGCCGCCTGCAACTGCAGTTCCTCGGCCGCGAGTCCTTGCAGGGCCCGGTCGGCGCGCTGGTAGGTGTCGGGCGCGTCGCGGTGCAACTGGTGGTAGAGGCCCTGGGTGGGTTTGTCGCTGGAACCCTGCACCAGGTCGCTCAAGCCCTGCTGGTACTCCCGCAGCCCTACCCCGGCGGCTTGGGAGCGGTAGGCGTACTGGAGCAGCGCGCGTTGGGCGGAGGTGTCGCCCACGAACGTGGCCAAGTAGCCGGCCGGCGTCAGGTTGCCAGCGGCATCGATGCCGAACGACTGCCGCAGGTAGGCTTCTAACGGGCGGCGGAGGGCGGCGTAGTTGGTCGAGCCGTCGACGGCGGAGAAGTAGCGGATTTGCAGCCCGGCGAGCGTGAGCACGCTTTGCCCGTAGTAGGCCACGAAGGGCAGGTACACCGACTGGGTGAACTCCGCCAGCAGGCCCGGTAGCAGCTCGGGCTTGTCGAGCGTGTCTTGCAGGCGCAGCAGCAGCCCTTCGTACAGGCGCCGTTGGATAGCCGACAAATGCCCGGCCAGCTCGTCTTCCAACGACTGAATGGCGGCGAGGCGTTGGCGGGCGGCTTCTTCGGGGCTCATTTACGCGGGCGCTACGCTGTAGCCGGTGGCTTCGGCTACGATGAACTCGTTGAGGCGGCAGACAACCGGGCCGGCGGCCGTGGCAACGCCCACCGACCCATCGGCGGCATTGAGCGAGCCGGGGACCAAGACGCCGCGGCGTTGCAGGCGCTTGTATTGGGCACTCGTGCCCAGCCATTGCTCGGGCTTGCGTCGGGGTGTGGTCATTAGGCGGTTGCCGCGGCGGGCGGGTTAAAGGTTACGCGGGGGAACGTGCCCGACCCCGTAGCGCTGGGCAGCTTCGCCAGCAGCGCGGCCACTTCGGCGTCGACCAACTGCTGCTGCGCGGCGGGGGCCAGGTCGTAGAAGTTGGGGTTGGTGGTTTCGAGTCGGTAGAAAATGCTGTCCTGGTGGGTGCGTAGTACGCGTTCTTCGGCTGTGATGTAGCCCAAGGCGGCCAGTTGGAGCACGTAGGCATCCGACCCACCCACGAATGGTACGAACCGTAGCTTGACCTCCATCTTGCGCCGCTCTTCGGGGTTGTCGGCAAACTTGCGGCGGATGATGTCGCGGTACTTCTGCTCCAGGTACATGGTGTCGAGCCCGGCTTTCTGGGCCTCGCCAAACGCGGCTTCGAGGTCCTGCAGGCTCGGGGGAATCAGGTCCTTGGGGTACTCGTACACCACCGACAAGCCTTGCGCCACGTCGACGTAGGCCGCCGAGACGGTGGCCGCGTGCACGTAGAGGCGCGAGAGGCATTCGGCCAAGGGCATGAGCGCCGTGTTCTTCTGGTCGGCTTCGGCCAGCCGCTCGGTGGCGGTGCGGGCGACGGTGACCTGCGAGAGCGTTTCGGTGTTGAACAAGGTCCGCTGCGCCCGCTTCACCAGGTACTCGGCGTATTCCATCTGGAACTTGGGAATGCCGATGTCGGGCGAGCTGAAGTGCACCATCTCCGAGAGCTTGAACTTCAGGTCGGCCATGTCCTTGGGCAGCGGGAACGTGTTCACGTCGAGTGCCGAAGTGGCAATGGGGCTTTGGCCGGAGCCGTGGCAGACGGTGCAGGTGTCCTGGGTCGTGGGGTTGCGGCCGTTGATGCAGGCCTGCTGGTGGGCCACGTCGCCCGGGCAGGCAGGCACGTACTGGGTTTTGTGCGGGTGCATGACCTTGGCCATGACCACGTCGAACTCCGAGCCGGTCTTGAGTTCCTTTTCCAGGAAGCACAGGGCCGGGTGCAAGGGGCTCACGAAGGTGCGGCGCTGGGTTTCGGGGTCGGGCACGTAGCCGATGGGGGCCGCGGGCACCCGGCCGGCATTGTGGCGCAACACCCGGTACTCCCATACCTGCGTGCCCTGCTCGCTGCGCAAGACCCCATCGGCGGGCCGGCCGGCGGGCAGCGTGGATACTTGGGCGCCGCCCACGGTGAGCACGGGCCAGTAGTCGATGCTTTCGTTGTCGAGGTAGCAGGTGTAGCGCGAGCCGGTAATGCCGTCCACGCTCACGTCGAGGCGGAACGTGACGTACTCCACCACCCCGGCCACGCGGGCGAAGTCCACGGCGGCCTCGCAGGGCATGAGCACCGGGTAGGGCCGGGCGCGCTCGGTGCGGAAGTCGAAAGGCAGAAACTCCGTGAGCAGCCACGCGTTCGGGTCCGTCATGGCTTCCGACTGCACGACGTGCTCGGCCAAATAGTCCTCAATGGGCCGGTTGGCGTAGTACTGATCGACCGCCGAGAGCAGGATGGCCGTGCGGCGGGTGCGCTCGTCGTCGGAGAGGTCGGCCGGGTAGTCGAACCGGCGTTCCACGTTGCTGCCCTTCAGGCGGCTGACCTGCTGAAACGGGGTGCTCAGCTCCTTCCACACGGCCGGGGCGGTGCTGATGGTCAGCGCCTGGCGCACGGCAAACTCGGCTTCGGACTCGCGGCTGACGTAGCGGCGGAGCAGCGAGGCGATGTTGCCCGTGGCGAACTTGCGGTTGCGCGCGGCGTGCGCTACGCAGTGGGCGTAGTCGGGATGGGTGCCGCCGGTCAGAATCAGCGGTTCGACGCGGGCGCGGGCTTGTTCTACGTTCATAAGCAGGCGCGGCCGCGTGGCAAGGCCGCACGACAAAGCAACCGCGGGCGGGGTTCGGCGGAAAGGCTGTGCTTATTTGTAGACCGCTTCCACGCGTTTAACCAGCACGCCCGAACCACGCGGAAACCTGCTTCGAAAAGCCCGAAGAGCCGTGGCGCGGTCTGGGGCCGGAATCAATAGATCTTCTTCTGTGGCTCGTTGCCACCGGTAGCAATAGGTAATCAGGTAATGCAGGTTCATGGGGCCAATATACCCCGGGGCTACCGCCCGTCTTTGAACGCTTCGTACTGGCCGGCCAACACCGTGCACAGCCAGTAGTCGAACACGTCGCTGAAGTGGCCGCGTATCTCGTAGGTCGCGCCCAGCACCTTGTCGTGGTACTTCTCCTTCAGCTTGCCGTCGATGCCCTTCTGGGTCAGCTCCAAATCGGCAATGAGTTCGGTGCACGCCGGATCAATCTGCACCTCTACGTTGTGCAAGCCTCCTGCGAGCAAGTAGTTGATGAAGTCGCGGCGGCGGTCCACGTTGGGGTTGCGCCGTAGCCAGAGGTCGGCCGAATCGCCGTGCAAGGCCCCCGGGATGCGGTTGCCATCGACGGTTTCGAAGCCCATCAGGGCCGATTGCACGTCCTGAAAGTTGCTTTCGCGTTCCTCCCCCACCTTGCGGTTGCGCAGCGAAGCATCGCCCGTCAAGTACACGCTGCTCTGCTGCCACCCCTGCGCCTGCCGGTCCAACAGGAACTGCCGGCCCGTGTTGCGAATGCCGCTGTTGGGGCTGCGCAGCGCGTATTCCCGAAACACGCGCAGCTGCAGCTTCCCGCCCTGGCTGCGCGTGTCGAGGGCTTGGGCGCAGAGCATGGCGCAGTACGGCAGGCTGTTGGCGTCCCACGATTGCAGGATGTTGACGCCCGGTACGTAGTCCGTGGGTTTTACGTGGGTGGCCCGGCTGAAGCGCGGGTAGAACTCGTTGCCGGTTTCCTTCTTGGCCCACAGGCCCAAGTACCAGACGCGGTACCGGTACGGATTGGTGAATTCGTAGCCCTTGTATTGGGCCACCCGCTCCTTGGGCGCCCATCGGTTGTCGCGGATGCTGGAATGCAGCACCGTAAACGGGCGGCGCACCACCTCGTCGTCCACTTCCACGTCGATGCTGCCCGCAAAGCTGGTGTCGTTGGCGTGGCCCGTCGCGTCGAAGAACTTCTTCCAGATCCAGAAGCTCTTGTAGTCTTCTTGGTGGTCAGGGTTGAAGGTGAACACCTCCTGGATCACTGCCCCGGCGTGCGAGGTGCGCAAGGTGGTGCCCACAATGTCGTGGTCGTCTTCGCTGATTTCGTTGGCCTCTTCGTACCACGCATGCGTCGGGTCCTTGGTCGACTTCACCTTCTTGGGGTTGTCGAGCCCGCGGGCCACGAAGAGGTTTTTGCTGCCCTTGCAGCGAATCACGCAGGGACTGATGCCCCACGTAAACAGATCGTCTATGCCTTCCCGTTCGGCTACGGCCTTGAGCGTGGCCCATTGGCTATCGGCTACCGTGTCGCCAATCTTGCGGGCCATAATGCACTTGAAGTAGGGCAGCGTCAGGCAGTCGAGCAACAGCTTCAGGGCCACGAAGTCGCTTTTGCTGCTGTCACGACCGCCCCACAGCAGCAGGTACCGGTCGTAGTTATCGAACAGGGGAAAGAACCGCTCGTTTACCGCGTCCGGCAGTATTTCCAACTCAAGCTCCCGTTCCATCCGGTGCTACGGGCGATTTGCCGCCGATGCGACGCACGACGCGCTGCGGCTGCAGTTGCTTGTTGTCCTTCTCGTAGAGGCCGTGCATGCGGGCCAGCTTATCCAGCGCGGCATCGGCGGCGTAGGTCTCGACAACAACGCCCTCTTTCGTGTGCTTGAAGGATTTGATACGGCCGCCATCTTTGGCTTCTGCCAGGGCAACCAAGTCCAGTTCGGCAACCCGGCGCACAACAGGGCGGCCGGGCACCAGCCGGGTAACATCATCCCCCCACTTGTCTACCTCAAATTCGTATTCGGCTATCTTCTCGTATAGCGCCGCTATCTTCTCATCAAAGGGCTTGCGACTTTCCTTGGTGAGCTTGTTGCGCCCAATGAAGGCCTCTAGGTGCTTGATCTCGTTGCGGGCGTGGCTGATGAGTACCGTGACATACTGTTCTACTTGCTCATAGCCTTGCACCTCCCGAATAACCATGTAGTCATTGAGCCGCGACTGCGCTATTTCGGAAGTCATTTTGGTTACCTCCGCCGGGCCCAGCGCGAGCGAGGCAAGCCGCTCGGCAATGGCAGCCTTAATCTCAGGTTTCTTCAGGTTCTCCGACCCGATAGAATACGCCGTCGATGGGGAGTAGCCGGCGCGTTTTGCCGCTTGGGTGGCGTTGCCGTCCACGCAGTACTCTTCCACAAACCGTTGCTGCTTGGTGGTAAACCCTTGCTCGTCTACTGCGTCGTCCGCTTCAATACTCATGGCGCTATCAAAGGTCTGAGGGGCATGCGTCGGCCGAAAGCCTAGGGCCACAACGCCAGCTGGGCGGGGTCGGTGTAGCGGGCCTTCCGGCGCTGGGTGCGCAGGATGGGCTTGGGCAACTCGTGCACCGGCTCGGGCTTGGCGGGCGTGAGCTTCACCCGCCGGGGCTGCCCTTTGCCCAGGCCGGCGGCGCGGCAGTGGCCTTTGTCGTCGGGGCGGTCGGTGGCCAGCTCGGCTTCGCGCTGCAGCAGGTGGCGCTCCAGCTTCAGGACGTGTCCCACGAAGTCAGCCAGCGGCAGCGCATCGAGGGCGGCGGCGGCTTCGGGCAGCTCGTCGGCGTCCATGCGGGCAATGAGTTCGGGTACCTCGTACTGCAGGCGCTCTTCGGCGGCGTGTACCTGCTTGCGCCGGAGTCCTTCCCCAAAACAGGCGACCAGCAGCGTGTCGAGGTCGGCGGCGAAGAGGGCCTGGCGGTAGGCGCGTTGCAGGCGCTGTTCCAGGGCGTAGGCCGAGGCGGGCGTTTCGCGGCCGGTGTAGAAGGGTTGGGCGCTCGGCGTGGCGCTGGCGTAGAGGCGGAGCATGGGCTTTCGGGTAGCGGGAACGGGGCTACACGAAGGAACGCCGGGCGGAAAGCGGAAATAGTGCTACGGCCCCGCAAAACTTATCCGATGGGCACCAGGGCGTACCGGGCGGCGTTGTCGCGCACCGGCGTAAAGAGGTAGCGGCCCGCGGGCGGGCACTGGCCGGCGGCACGTAGTTGAATGTGCCCGCCGTGGCCTGCCGTGCGGTACAGGTGGCATTCGCCGGCGCCGACCTGCCACAGTTGCGGGGTGCACCCGGGGCGAACCTTGGGCGGCTCGTAGAAGCAAATGCCTTCCGCGTCGCGCCCAAACAAGGCCACGGCTTCGCTGCTGGGTGTTACCCGTCCATCAGGGTAAACGGTGAGCGTTGGCACATTTCGAGGCAACGCCACCCGCCCCCCTCCCTCCACCACCCGTGCCGGGGTCGGTGCCGGAACAGCAGGGGAAGAGGCCAGATTGGGGGTGCCCAGGAAGGCAGAGGGGGTGGAGAAGGGCGGTTTAGAGGTCATTTGCGCTCAAACTTGGCTTTTAGACGCAGGTACTCGGCGTGTTCGGGGTCGTTTTCAGCCGCCACTTGGTCGGCATACTTACGCCAAGCCGGCGGCAACACACCCTGAAATCCGTAGCGGTAGTACTCCACCGCCGTGCGCAAATCGGTCGCGCCTCGGTCGCCGTATTCGCCTGATTGCCCGGCCTGCAAGGTTCTCAGGTCCGCCTCTTTCAGGATGTGGTCGATGACTTGGTTGATGTGAATGTCTTGGCTCATCGCAGGGGTTCGCGCCTACCGGGCGCGGCGGAGGGGCAAAAGGTTGGTTTTTAGAGCTACAGGGCCCATCTTTCAGCGTAATCGGGGCCAACCTGAATGCCGCTGTAGTTCTCTGCGGGGGTCGGGCTGCCAAGCAAGCCGACGTACCCGACGCATTCAATGATGCGGTGGTGGTCGCCCCATTCGCGCAGTTGGTGGGCCACGTGCTGCACCATCTCCCGTGCGGTGGTGTCCGGGTCGCCGGTTGCCAACTCGCGGTAGGAGGCCAAGGCTTCTTGAAATTCGGGCGACTCTTCGTCGTAGGCAAGTTCAATCTCGCTGGTAAACTCAAGCGTCAATTTCATCAGTTTCATGGCTTCGGGGTTAGGACTGGGGAAGAATACCGGCGGCTTCGGCGGCGCGGCACAGGGTGTCGGCTTGGGCGGTGGTGAGGCCGTGGGCGGTGAAGCGCAGGCCCTCGTAGTCGGGCCATTTGGCCAGGGCGAACCGGGGGCGCAGCGCGGCGTCTTTGGTTTGGTCGGGAGTGGCGACGATTCGGGGCTTTTTAGGCGCGTCAGGAGCATCGGCCGGTTCCGGCACTAACTTGTCTGTCTGGGCGGCCGAAGTCGCAGCAGGCGGCACCTGTGGGCGCGTGGCGGGGCGTGGCGTCTCTGAGACGATGCGGCAGTTGGGCGGCAGGGTCTTGAAGCGGGCGCTAGCCATTCCGCTTGGCGGCTTTGCGGGCTCGTTTTGCAGCAGCCTTGCGGTTGCGCTCGGCAGCGCCTTCGTTTGTCTCTTCGTGGTTGATGCGCTCGGGGAACCGGAGCCCAGGCATTAACCCCCCACCCAGAGCGGCGCTCATCAGCGCCAACGGGAGAATCTTCTTGAGGTAGCTCATTGCTGTACAGGTTCAGGCGTGGGAGAATCGTTGTCTAGGTCGATGCCGAGGTGGCGGGCGGCCTCTTCCAATCGGCGCTGCAGCCTCGCATTCAGCCTCTCAGCGAGGTCCGTGTAGTCCTTCATGCCCAGCGGCGCGTCTTGCGGCAGCACCAGGGGCCGGGTCGCCTCCCGCAGCGCGTCGGCGGTCTGCACCCGCTGCAGCGTCAGGGCTTCTTCCAAGGCGTTTCGCTCTAGGGTGAGGGCCGCGAGGGCGGTTTGGGCTTGTGTTTGGTAGTTAAGCGCGACGTTCATCAGGGCAGTAACCCGGCCTTTGACGCCTCCTTTTGCCAAGGCGGCGACCATCAAGGCATTCATCAGCGCCGCTTCATCGGTCAACAAGTCCGGCGGCCCGCCCGGTGCGGGGGCGTGGTGTGTGGGGGTGTCGTTCATGGTGGGGCTAGGTGAGTGTGAAGTAGCGGCGGATGGTGGACAGGTCATACCGAACGGGGAAATCCCTCGGCACCCACTCTTCCCGCAGTTCATACAGCACTTCGCCGCGCGGTGATTGGAATTTGCCGACGACGAGGGCGGTGTGCGTCGGGTTGTCCTTAGCCACCAGATGGCAGCCGTTTATTAAGTCCTTGTGTTGGATGCGGGGCATGGCAGTAGGTCGTGTGGCTCTTGTTAGGAAAGAAGCTGGGGCGTGGGGGTGTCGTTCATGGGAGGGCACGAGGGCTAGCGTGGAATGGTCAGGATGTCACCGGTTTTGTAGGCGAAGAGCAGCGCACAACCAACAGGCTCGCTTTTGACAAAGACCTCTGTGTGCTTAAAGTGGTCCTGTAGGATGATGGAATCCGGCGAGTGCGCCACCACGGCAATCGGGTGCGTAAGCCGGTGAAAGCGCTTAGCGGGATTATCGAACAGGCAGCGGAGGAAGGCTTTCATGGTCTCGGGGCTACTGGGTAAGGAGGGAGGCGGCGGGGCCGTTAATTCCAGGGCATTTCTTGGGCCGCGGTGTCGAAAGAGGACGGCGGCAGGTCGGTCAGCTTGCGCGGCACACCCGGCGCGTTGAAGCTGACCGAATCGAGCGGGTGGCTGTCGTCGCCTACTTCGGGGTAGTAGCGGCTTTGCGGCACGTTGTAGGTCAGCGTGAGCGTGCCGGGCTTGCCGACGCGCCCCTGCTTCTTGATTTTGTGCACCAGCAGCTCCGTCATCGGGTCGGGAAAGGCCGGGCGGTAGACGGCCAGCACGTTGTCGGCTTTGTTGTTCCACATCTTGCCGCCCGAAATGGAGTAGGCATCGGGGCACGCCAGCTTGCCGTTTTTGTCCTTCACGTTGCCCGCCGGGTGGGCCGTTACCCACACCGACCAGTCGCGTTCCTTCGCCACCCGGCGCAGCATGCTCAGCTGCTCCGACAGGTACAGGTCTTCGCGGGTGGCAAACTCGTGGCTGAGCTGGTTCCAGGGGTCAATCAGGATGCCGTCGAAACCCTTGCCGCCGGCGGCGCGGTCGGTTTTGTCGAGGCGCACGAACTCGTCAATCAAGGCTTTGGGGGTGGCCCCTTCCGGTGCGGTAACGACGACGAAGTGCTCCAGAATCCAATCGAGGGCCTGGGTCAGCTCGTCCATCGTCATGCGGTCGTGCCCGGCGGCGTAGTTGGCGGTGCGACCCACGAGCATTTGGGCCATGTCCACGTAGAAGTCGTCCTCGTTTTCGGCCACGTAGAGCAGGAACCGCCACTGCTTGCGGGCGGCCTTGATGAGCATCAGGTGGTGCACGAAGCGGCTTTTGCCGTGGTTGGGGTAGCCGGTGCAGATGGTGATTTCCTTCTTGAGCCACTTCCAAAACGGGTCAAGGGCAGGCCAGTGGGTCGTTTCGCCGTTGCCGTGGCCGAACTTGTAGAAGTTCAGCGCGTCGGCTTTTACCTTGTCTTTGGGCAGCACCAGCAGCTTGGCGGCTGCCGCGGCGGGTTGTACTGCCAAGGGTTTGCGCAGGTCGTGGAGGGAGGCGGTCATGCGGCTTTGGTGCGGGGTTGTTGGGCGAGTAGGTGGGCATCCCACCCAGGGGCGAAGTGCGGCACGCCGTTGGGGTAGCGGGCCTGCAGGGTGGCGATAAGGGCGCTGCGGCGGTCGTGGACCTGCTGCACCTCGGCCGGCAAGGGCGGCAACTGAAACTCGAACGTGTCCAGCACCCGGTCAAGCAGGCGCAGGTTGCGGGCGGCTTCGTGTTGGGCCGTGGCCAGGGCGTCGGCAGCGGCTTCGGCGGCTTCCACCAAGTCCAGCTGCTCGGTCATGCCTTCGCGGCGGGTCTCAAGCGAAACGAGGCGGGCGGCGGCGTTCGGGGCCGTGGTGTCGAGCCGGTCGAATTGGCGTTGCAGCCACTCCCAATCCGATGCAAGGCGGGCCTTTACGCGGGCGGCGGCGGTCAGCAGGTTCATGGGTAGCGGCGGTTTTGGATGGGATGAATGATGGCGGTGGGCCAGTGCTGCTGGTAGGAGGCCACTTTCATGCGGGTGGCCACGTCGTCGTAGGGCCGGCAGTCAATGGCAATCACTTGGCCGGGGCGTTCCTTGCCGGGTTGGGGCCATTCCGTTTTCGGCGTCGGCTCCGTGGGCATGGTGTCGGTCAGGCGGCGCAGCGGGCCGTCTTTGGTCTGGTGCTCCAGCCACTTGCGAATCCAGCTGTTCCACTGGGCTATCGTGCGGCTCACGTCGGAGTCTTCGGCGGCGACCAGCATGGCTTTGCGGTAGTACTCGTAGTCGATGCCCTCGTAGCCGAGCCGGTCGCAGATGACGGCGAACGGGCGGGGCTTGGTCAGCGGCCCGTCGCGCCAGTGTTGTTCGTCGGCTGGGTTGGTAAGGGCTTGGGCTACCTGCTTGGCTTTGTCCGGAGGCGGCGCCTTTTCGTCTTCGTTAGAAGACTGTGACTGTGGTTGTGAAAGCAAACCAGATGGTTTTGATTTAATAACCTTTTGGTTTTCCTCAGAAACCTGTAGGTTTTCATTCGTAACCTTTTGGTTTTTCGTCGGCCGACCGCCCTTTTGGCCGTTGGCCGCCAACCGTTCGCGTCGGTCCTGTTGTTTGGCCGCCTCGAGCAAAAGCCGGGTGTTGAAGCGCAAGCCGTTTTCGGCTACGGGCCACTTGCCCAGCAACAGGTCTTTGCAGTCGTCCCATTGGTCGGGCGTCATGCGGCACAGGCGCCGCAACCGGCCTTCGTCGTTGGGCAAATAACCGGGCGTGTCCGACTGCCAGGAATGCATTAGCAGCAGCAGGTAGGCACCCACTTCGGCGGCACTCATCAGCTGCACATCCGAGGATGCCAGGAAGTCGCCGGTGTACAGGGGAAACCACGGCGCTTTCATTGCTCCACCCCGTTAGCGGTGAACAGCCCGCCGTTCTTCATGCGGAAGAAGGCGTAGGCTTGCGGATCGAGTTGCTGCATGCGCTCCATCTTCTTGGCAAAGGCTTCGGGAAACCGCCGGGCGTAGTCGGCCTTGTTGTTCTCCCAGAGGCAGTGCACGGGCCAACATTCCCATACCAGGTTGAGCGTATTCAGACGCTGCCGCTGGTGGCGTCCCTGGGTCAGAATGTGGCTGGGCGTCAGCGCCGGCGCCTGGCAGGCTTCCCCGCAGCTAAAGCAGGTGGCGGCCTTGGTGGCGTCGTACACCCGGCGCTTGGCCCGGTTCACTTGGCCCTGCTTCGGGCTCACGCGGGGCAAGCCGCCGGCGGGGCGCAAGGGGGTGGTGCGGTGGAGAGGGGTGCGGCGGTTCATGCTTCCACTCGCTTAAATTCCACCACCCACACCCAGGGGTTGGTAGCCCAACTGCCGAGCCCGTTTATCTTCTCCCAAAGGGTAGCGTAGGAATCCTTTGCGAAGTATTCAAAGGCCCAATCATCCAAGTAGTTCTCCCATTCTTGGCCGCCCTTCTTGTTTACGTGCACGAGGTTCACGCCCTCAGCCTTCGCATCTTCTTCGCTAATGTCCATCAGCCGCTCCACTCGTACCGACACGATTTCGAGCAGGAGGCGGCTGAGTGTGCGGGGCATGTGAATAGAAGGCTTCCAGCCACCCATCGCACCAACAGCTACGGTGGCAAAGTCTTCGTAATCGGCGCGGTACTTTGCCTTTTCCCGCACAAACGAGCCGCCCAACTGCTTCGGGCAAGCCCACGTTTCCCGTACATACAGCCGGTCGCCGGGTTGGCCGTAGGGGCACGCAACAAACTCATGCGCCAATAAGGAAGCTTTGGGGAAATCGTGCTTCCAAAGACCTCTGTTGACAACAAACTGCTTGCCTATGCTTTCAATCCATTCGGCGGCCCACTCGGGCTTGACCGCCTCAATACTGAGGGAGGGCTGCGGCTTCACAATGCGCCGCGTCTGGGTCTTAGCGCCGCTGAGGATAGCGCGCACCATCGGGGCGCTGAACAAGATGGGGCGTTCTTTGATTGCTTGTTGGGTTTCCATGTCGGAGGCGCTGAGATTGAAACGAAGTTAGGTAAAGACGTTATCTTTATCAAGTAAATACGTAAAGATATTATCTGTATCTTTGGTATACATTAGCCCGCTGAACCATGCACCAGACCGTAGTGGCCCGCCCGAAACACATGGCTGACGCCGTGCTTTTTAACATGAAGGTCTCCGCCGAGCTGCGGGACAAAGCCATGATTGCAGCCCAGCGGGACCATTCCGACCTCTCCAAAGAGGTGCGCAAATTCATGGAGCGGTTGGTGCAGGAATCAGAAGCCAAGCACGGCCCCATCACCCTCCCCCCGCCGGCCTCCTCCCACTAGGGGAGCGGCGGCGCGTCAGGCGGCGAGGTGTTCTTTTGCGAAGAGGCCAATGGGTTCCTCGGCCAGCGAGTAGTTCCAGGTCAGGCATTCGGTCTTGCGCTTGCCCGCATTGTGCTTGCCCGATACCGAGAGGTTGGCGTCGATGTCTTGCGTGTGCCAGCCGTGCTGCTTTCGCAGTTCATCCAAGCGCTCATCGGGGTAGCTGCTCATCAGCCACTTGCACTGCAGGGTTGGCAGTATTTCCAGAAGCCGGTCGAACACCTCTACTTTGTCGGTGTAATGCCCGCAGTTGGAACCCTTATAAGGCGGGTCGAGGTACATGAATACATCAGCGCGGTCTTTGGCTTTTATCAAGCCGATAGCATCACGACTGAATACCTCAACCCCTTCCAAGCGCGAAGTGTAGAGCCCGTTGTCGGCTGCAATCTGCAGGCGCTTGCTGTTGACAGTGTTGGTGAACTTGCCACCATCGCTGCGGTTGTGTCCGTGACCAAAGCCGCTGTACAGTTTATTGCTAAAGCTTTGTGCTGTTTGCACCCAGAAGGCCCACGCCCTTTCTACTGAGTCGGCTTCTTCCAAGTCCATTATGGTTTTGGCCCGCCGATGATCCGCTTCGCTGTGCAAGGTGCCGCGAATCATCTGCTGCAATTCCGGAAACCGGGTTTGCAGCACGCGGTAAAAGTTCACCACCCGCCCGTCGATGTCGTTAATGACTTCGTGCGCACTGGGGTTCTTGGCCCAGAACACGGCCGCCCCGCCGCAAAACGGCTCGACGTACTGCGTGTGCTTGGGAATGAGCGGCAGGATTTCAGGCACGAGGCGCTGCTTGCCGCCGTAGTAGGAAATGGGCGTTTTCATCGTCTACAGGCTCATCATCCCACCACCGGGGGCGGGCTTGGGGTTGTGGGCGGGAACGTGCGGGGCGGTGGGCGTCGAGCGTCCGGATGCCAAGTATTGCAGGTAGAGCGCCCGGCGTTGTTCGGGCGTCTCGTACAAGGCCGGCGGCGGCGTGGGCGCGTCGCCGGGCCGCAGCGTCAATTCCTGGTTCAAGGCCGCACACAGCTGGCGGGCGCGCACGTCTTGTCCCACGGCATCGGAATGCGCACTCAAGCACTTGAGCGCGTTCTGCAGTTCGGGCAGCGTGGCCAAGGCCAGCGACTTGCCGTGCCAGCGGGCGAGGGTGCGCCGAACCGGTTCGGGCAAGTGGTCGGGTTTGCGCGCGGCAGCCGAAGCCGCCGCGCCGCGTTGGCGGGAAGTTGTCATACCGAAGTAGCTTGTTCGCGTTTGGCAATGAGGGCTTTTGTGGCAGCCAGGGCGTCGTCCCAGGCATCGGCCGTGTTGGGAGCCATTAAGGCCAGCAGGCGACTTTTGTCGTCGCAGTCCAGCAACGGGTGGTTTAATTCGGCCAGCAGGGCGTCGGCTTGTTCGCCGGTGGGTTTGGAGGGCTGGTTCATAGCAGCGTCCACTTGAGGTGCAGCGCCCAACCCAGCAGCCCGGCCAAGGCCAGCCCCGCCACCCGGTTGCGATGGCGCACCGCGTACAGGCAGGCAAACAGGCCGATGGTCAGGCCCAACCCAACCAGGGCCCCGGCGGCTGCTTTCCAGCTGGTGCCCGGCCGCTCTTCCGTCTCCCATTCGTGGAAGCCGTGTTCGAAGTCGTTGTGCTGGCTCATAGCGAAGCACCTCCCTTCTCTGTGGCTTGCCCGGTGGGGGCGGCGGCGGGTGCTTCGGGCAATTCGGGATACGGCAGCACATATACTACCTCTCCGTACTGCGCCTCGGTGGTAATCAAGAAGGGCCCACCTTCTTCGTCGCCAGGGTGGTAGAAGCCTGCTGGGCCGTGGAAACCGTCGTTGTAGTAAGGGAATATGTAGCGGTGCAGTTTGCCTTTGTAGCGGGTCAGCACCACGTATTCTTCGCCGTTCTCAAGCCAAGTCAATGCTTCGCCAATCGGCACCCACGGCTGCGGCGCTACTACAGGGGAGGCCGCCGACCGAAGGGTGGTATCCGCTGATAGGAACCCCCATATTCTATCCACAACATCAACAGGCACAGGAATATGCGAACTCCCATTATCGGCTTTAACACAAGCCTTTTGCAGGGCTTTGCGCAATGCCTTGGCCTCATCCTGCGTCGTGCCTACACCGGAAGAAGCAGCGGGGGTGGCGGCTTGCAGTTCTTTGATGCGGGCAATGGCGGCGGGAACGAAAGAGCGGGCGGCGGCGACGAAAGCCGCGTTGTCGAATGATTGTTCGGTGCCGTTGCCGTGGCCTTTGTCGCCCCAATGGATGTGAATGCCGTCGTGGTAGTCATTCACCAAAAAGGCGGCGTGTTTGGCGCCGATAAAGCCTTTCTTAGACAACCACGGCCCCGGCGTAGCCTTATCAGCCAACGCCTGCATGTGGTCCAAATTCAAGTCGGGCGCGCCTCCCCCTCCTATAGCGGAAGCGGCCGGCGGGGTCGGGGTGTTCAGGTCTTCGGGGTTCATCGGTGCAAGTCGTTGAGTGTGACCGGCGGCGGAAAGCCGGGGCTTTGTTTGCGTTTGCGGGGTTTCACTTAGGCAGAGGCGGTGGCGGCCAACGCCTGCTGCAGGGCCGCAAGCGAGGGGTAGCCGAATTTTTGAAGGTTGTTGACTTGCCGGCGCGCTTCGAAGGCGGCCACGCCCTCGGGGGAGGCGTAGGAACAAAGCGGCGTCAGGTGGCACCAAATGCGGGTCAGCAGGCGCTGGCCGGCAGCTTCTTGGCATTCGAGGGCGTAGTTCATGGCGTTAGGCAGCGGTGTCGTAGTCCAAATCCAGTTGAATGCGGTCGGCTTCGCGCTGTTCTTCCAGCGCCGCCGCGCGGTGTTCAATCACGCGGCGCAGGTGGGCGGCTAGCCACGCGTACTCCAGCGGGTGCAGCGTCTTGGCGTAGGCCAGCAAGGGGGTGCGCTGCCGCTTTTCGTCGTGCAGCTCGGGGAAGGCGTCGTCTTTGAAGAGGCCCGTCAACGCGCCCCAACTCACCTCGGGCTCCGCGGCGAAGCGGCCGACCGCGCCCAACGCCGCGGCACGGGCGGCCTGCAGGCGGGTGATGAGGGCCTCCCGCTCCCCGTCGGTGGTGTAGCCGGCCGCCGTGCGGCGCGTGGCGTCCATCTTGCGGGGCTGGTGATAGGCCAGCAGCGGATTGGCCAACCAGTAGGCCAACCGCTCGGTGGGCGGCAGGTGGTTGGGGTTGACGCAAAAACGCGGGTCGAGGCAGGCAAGGGAGAGCAGCGACATGGCAGCGGGTGGGTTAGGCGCGCTTCATCGTCGTCACCTGCTTCTGCAAGTCGAGCACGATGCTGGCAAGGCGGTTCAAACTCAGGTCGGCAATCGGGAAGGTGCTGCTGATGTAGCTCTTGGCTTCCCAGATTTCGAGCACGTCTTCTATTTCGACCTCGTAGGGGTCGTACACCGGATTATCGGAGCGCAGCAGCAGGCGGCCGGCCTTGCTCAAGCGGTTGACCACGCGCTTGAATACATGACCTTCTTTCTTGGTCACCACGATGCAGGGCGTGCCGTCCTGCACTTCGTTCCAGTCAGCTATGTACTTGCCAACAATCACCGTTCCGGAGGCAATCGGCAGCATCGAGTCGCCGCTGATTTCAAAGGCCTTGAAGGTGCCCGTTTGTCCCAGCATCGGAAGCCTGAACTTGGGCAGGTCTTCGATGTGTTCGTTGTCGGCGTAACCGTTGAGGTATCCCATGATCGTAGCAGCGTTACAGGGCCTTCTGCCCCTCGTCGTAGTAGTGGGAGAGCGTCATAGTGGGCTGAGCCGCCTGGGTGCGCAGCGCTTTTTCTTCTTGCGTCAGGTCCAGGCCCAGCGCCACCGATGCCGAGACGACCACGGCGCGCACCGTACCCCAAAAGCAGGTGCCGGGCTGGTGCAGCTGGTGGGCCGTGGTGCGCAGGTAGCGGTATTCCGCCGGGTTGACGCGGTTGGTGTCGGGAGTGTGGTTGATGTGTAGCATCTTTGTGGGAGTGAAAGGTTTTTGTGTAGCGGCCCCGTTGTGTCCAGCAGCGGGGCCGCGGTGTGTTTAAAAGGGGAGGTCGTCGAGCAGCAGTCCGTCCGTCGGAAGCGGCCAACCAGCGGCCCGCAACTGCTCTTCCTGAATGGCGGCGCTGCGGTCGATGGCCAGAAAGGCACGCACCTCAGCCGGCTTGAAGTCGCCCGGCAACCCCAAGGCTTCGCCAGCCCGCTCCGCCAGTAGCAGTTTCATGCGGTGCGTAATCGGGGCGGCGGTCTGGTCGCTCAT